GATAAGTGGTATGTTTCAGAACTCAAATCCATAGATAATCCTCACGACAATTACAATCATTATATTGCCTATCATACAAAGTTTATTGAATTAAATACTGCCCTCAGCAATTTACCATTAGAGGAGAGTGCATAATGCAAATATCAGATCAAGAAAAAAATCTAATGGAAAAATACAATTTAGGTTGGTTTTATTCTGGTGGTGGTTGTGTGCATTTTTCACATGATCTCAAACTGACAGATGAAACCTTATGGTTGATAAATGATATGTATGAAATGCCAAATGGTGAACTAGATTGTAGTCAAAGATTCCCAACAGATGAAACTCAATTATGTATGTTTGGTTTATATTATGCAGATATTCTTGAAGATGATTTGAAAAACCGAATATATCAAACAATCCAAGATAATTTATCAATCATACATGAGCATAAAGAAATTGAATGGGAGTTTTACGATAATAGTGACGGATTCACATTTTACGATACTCTCAAAAATGGAGTACCAAAAATGTTTGCTATTACAAACGAAATTGACAAATTGAAGGAGAGCCAATAATGAGAACTATACCTAGTGGAAAATCCGAGTGTGCATTATGTGGCAAATTTGAAGATGATTATAGTATCCAAGAACAAATTGGTTATGAATTATGCCGACAATGTGTTAATTACTATACTGATGAAGAGTTGCGTGATGAATTAGATTATCAGAAAAAACTCACTTGGGAAGATTATTACAGATACTTAGATATTCCTGATGAATGGGAAAATGTATCTTATGGTAATGATGAATTACCAAGTTTCTCTCACAATGGCTATCAGATATTTATTAATCACCCAACACTAGAAGGTAGGCAACAAGCATATCTTGGTATTGGTTTTGAAGATTTATCTAATTTTGAAGATTGGCGATTTTCAGCAATATATGAAAGAGATTATGGAAACGGCATTGAGTTTTCATTTAACACCATGTATTTCAATGAGGTGATTGATTTCGTCAACAAACCGACATTATACGGATTAGTTGGAATATTAGAGGAACATACCAATTATAAACTCAATATATCCAAATGGAGAGACGAAGAGGTTATCAAATTCATCAAAGATCTACTCAATGGTAAAACTGAATATTATCTTGATGATACATTCCCGAAACAAACATTTATAAATTTCATTAATAACATAGGAGAAAAATAATGAAAATTGAAGTCAAAGCAGTAAAAGTACATCACGATATGAGTGAAGGAACTTTATGTTTTTCAGGTAACTTATATGTAGATGGTAAAAAGATATGCCAAATATCAAATAGAGGAAATGGCGGTTGTCACGAATACTATATGACGGCAGAAGAAGAAAAGAAACTCAACGATTGGTGCAAATCAAATCTACCCAAATGGAAAATGTCAGACGGAGAAGAAATGGATACAAATTTGGAAATGCACATTTCAAATTTAGTAAATGAGTACGACCAAAAGAAAACTCTCAAATCCTTACTCAAAAGAAAGATTGTAGTTGTTGATGATGGTTGCAAATACGCTGAATCTTATCAATGGAAACTCAATAAATTCCCATCAATATATGAAACCTATGGTCAAATAAAAAGAGTAATGCCAGATTTGAAAAATCCGATTTGTCTTAACCTTGTGGAATTCGATACAGCATATAAAACATTTTATAAGGAGAGTGCGTAATGAGTGATTTAGATTATCACGCAAGTGATTTTGTACCGAGAAAAAAAGAAGATATAGATATGGAGATACAGAAAAGAAGGAAACAATATCCTATTCCGTTATCTAAGAAAAATAGAAACGAGATATTAAGGAGATGTGAAATTCTAAAATATTGGGGAGATGATGGCATCATGTCTGATTACTATGAATCTACAGACCAACAGTTAGTAGATAGATACAGTTGGGTATTAGATAAAGAACATGATGAAGAACTAGCCAAACCATTAACCATTACTATCTAAGGAGTGAATATATCGAATCCATCAGTAATGGTGGATTCTATTATATTTATTAAACTAGGAGAAAGTAAGATGACTGAGAGATTAAGTAAATATTATTGTGAGCGTTGTGGTGAACAATATCCTGAAATGGAAGATGGTGAGTTTACATTTTTTGAAATTCATTTAAGACCATACGATTTATTTTGTAGTGCTTATTGCGTTGGTCGTCATATCCAAGAAATAGAAGGTGGCGAGTGGTCTGGTTGGGACGGAGAAAATAAAGGATTAGAAGATTTCTACGCAGATGAAATCAAAAATAATTGGGTTGGTTATCCTTACAAAATAGTATCAGCAGATAATTTAAAGGTAATAGAAGAAAGTCATATAAAAGTAGAGGAGAAAGTAAGATGACTGAGCAAAAATCAAAATTGATATACGCAGAATTAAAGAACGGCAGTACATACAAATATGTGTGGTTAGGTAAAGATACTTTCGCGAAAGAATTTGCGGAATGGGATCACGATTCATCAGAAGGTAAATGGAAAGATATGTATGGGTTTGATGAAAAGATTTCTTATTATTTTGAATCTGATGAATTTAAAAACGAAAGTGAAATAATCGGTATAGATGTAGAAGACGGATTAGAGGACGCTGAGATTGTTGATTATGAACTTGAAGATATTAATTGGGAGATTTCTGATGAAAATTGATTTTAACAAAATGAATAATGGAGAAAAGATAGAATTTATATCTGAAAGAGATGGATATATCAAAGATGAAATAGGTATGGATTCATGTGGTAATGAGTTTAGAGATGATAATGGGAGTGCGCTTTTTGTTAAGGAGATTTCTGATGAGTAAAAAAATATACATGAGATTAGCAATAGTAGACCTAGTTATACCGAATGAAGATATAAAAATTGTGAGTGTGATTGCTACGGATAATTTAGGCAATACACACGAAACAGAAGTAGATTTTTTCGTTGGATACGAAGATGAAGACGGAGAGGAGATTTTTGAAGAGCTAACAGAAGAAGGCGAGCTAAGAAGATCTCTGTTCTAATTCAAGACTGGCGACTATCGGGATTATTTCCCGATATTCGCTGTCTGTATAATCCCCGAAAATCTGAAAACCTTGTTCGTTTATCTCATACTCTACTGTAATGCCCGACTCAGTTTTTATCTTATTTCTTCCCGACATATTATTTGCTCTCCAGGGCCTTAGTTCCCGACTTATTCTCAATAATCCCGACCGACTTCTCTCCAAGTAATTCCTGGAGTCTCCTCTCTACATCTGCCCGACTCATTTGATCGATCTTCCCATGCAATACTTCCCGACGATCAACGATTAATCCCCCGACCTTTAATAACAGTCCCTGGGCTTGAATGGCTGCGTTAAATGCACCCTTACCCCAGGCATCATCTCTGAGTTTATATAGATCCTCAACGGCCCGATCGTGTGTTAATTCAAACTTTTTCTTTGCTTCGACCATCAATCGCTCGTATTCCCGACGGACGTGCGCATACTTACTATTAGAGTTCTTACGCATATATCGCCCGACTACAATAGGATTTTTATATCCTGCCTTCTTGGCAGCCTCGGCATACGTTAATTGTGGATCGTTGACTAAATTCCAAACAAGCAATCTTTGTCGCTTGGTTAAATGCTTTTCATCTTGATTAAGATATTCGATAGGCATTTCATCTGTTTCTTCAAGTGTCGGTTCTACTTTTACACTTTTTCTTATGTATGTGTCTTTCGGCATATACTATTCTTGCTCCAGGAAATGTTTCAGCTATCTTAACAATCATTTCCGACTCTAACAACTCCCGAATATCTGGATGAAGCGAATCTCTTATCTTTTTGTTAGCTAATACTTTCATACATACAATCTAATAAACATATAGTTTTGTCATATTATTTTAGTTTTGTCAGAGTTTTGTCACACTTTACTTGACAAAACTAATTCCGCTTATCTAAAGGGATACAATATATATATAAATAAAAAAAGGGGGTTTTGTCTTATATTTATTTATACACCTATTTATTTTATACTTATTTTTACGATTTGTACCCAAGAATCCAAAAGAAAGCCAAAACGTGACAAAACTGACAAAACCCAAAAACCTTATATCTAAAGGGTTACAAGTCAAATAGTTTTGTCATCGTCGTCGTCCTTTTTGACAAAACTCCGATTTCTATCAGGATATGTGTATTCTTGCTCAATATTTAGATTAAATGAGTCAGTTAAGAGCCTACTAATAGAATCAAAGCCGTTTTCAGGTCTTGCAGAATGATTCAATACCTCGCATATTCCGTATGCCAGTATCATTTCCGCAACCATTTCGGGTCTTGCTCCGCGCTTTACAAAGTCTTCAAAGAGTAGATCCAAGCGGTCTTTGCCCTCGATATGATTCGGTTTAGGCCGTCTTTCTTCAAGTGATATGATTTTCAGGTCAGGCGTTGTTTTCTCTTCCATATCGGGAGTATATCAAAATTCAAACCCGATTTGTCCTTTTCTATCCTCTACCTCGCCACCTTGCTCGACAATGACCATGTTTTTCAATATGTGACAGATTATCTCTATTGTCCAACCATTCCCCAACATGTGATAACGACGACTGTTACTAACGTGCGCGGTATAATTGTCATCCACTGTCTGCAGCCGTTCCGCTTCTATCGGGGTCAATTTTCTCCAACGCATTTCAGAATCTACCAATACATTATCTTTCTCAACAGTAGTCAGCGTGTTGTTCTTACCATCATCTTTAATCTCTAGTTTCTGATAGGTAGTTCCGTCTCCGTTATATCTACCGCGTATCGCACCAGCTTTTACCAATAAATTATTCTCTTGCCAAGAACTTGATGTAAGTGAAGGGGTTTTGCCGTCTTTCGCTCGAATACCGCCTTTGTTTGTGCCACGCGGTTTCTGATAGATTGCAACCTTCGGTTCTCTGTTTCCACCCGAACAACTGTTCAAAGTAGGGGATTTTCCGTCAGGAGAGTACACTCGTTTCAAAATATCGTGACCATTTATCTCAGCAGCCACTCCTACTTGCTTGGGTTTATGTAATTTTTGCGGCACACCTGTCGCTGAAAACTTACTGCCTTTTGTTTTATCATTCTCAAAGTTTGCTTGAGAAGACTTATAATAGTTAGATTTAATTACATCTGCCTTGTCAGGCAATCTGCTCAAATCATCTTTGTACTTATCCATCTGTTTTGTGTTTCCATTTTCATCACACGCAATATAATCGCCTTGTCTGCCATTCTTTATACACTCCATCGCGCTAAAAGTCTTTGCTTTCTCTTGTTCGTTACCAATCAAACATTTCCTATCTTTCTGTCGGGTAACAAACTTACTGGACATCAACGTAAAATTATCAGGATTTGTTTCCAAAATATTCCTAAGTACAATACCTTTATCTTCAGGTTCGTTGATCCCAGGTATGTTAGTCCAATAGTATCTCCATCTGTTTTGTGCGCTGACTAACGCGCTATTCAAGAGAATCGGTTCAACACCTACATGTTCTGTAATCACATTTAGATACTCTTTTTTCATTTTCACATTCTCCAGGAGAAACCATTTAGGTTCGATCTCTTTCAGTAAACGGACAAACTCAAAAAACAATACCGATTGCGGATCATCAAAGGCCAATCTCTTACCTGCAAAACTAAATCCAGTACAAGGCGAACCAGCCAGTATTATATCTGGCTTTTCTGGTAATGATTCCAAGGATATATCCCTGACATCACCCAACTGTACTGTATCTGGATAGTTTGCTTGGGTAACTTTGATTGGGTATGGATCTATTTCCGATGCGTAATAAGTTTTGATCGGTATGCCTAAACGATTCAGAGCAATCTGACCGCAAGACATACCATCAAATAAACTTAAAACTACTTGAGGTTTCATTTATATAAACCTGATGCTTCCTCTAATTCAGACAATGCTTGCATCATTTCGTGTTGCTGTTGCAACAAATGTTCTTTCTCTTCCAACGATTCACGCTCCATCTGACTTATATTGTGTTGTCTTTCAATCGTTTGCGCCAATGTTTTAACAGTAGTTATTTGAGTTTCCAAATCAAGTTTGGCAAATAAACCAATGATAGACATTATCATTTCGTTGTAAATAGTATTACTTGTAAATCTGGCCATATTATCCCTCCAATTCGATAATCGGTTCACTTTGTTGTAATAATTCAATCTTAGAGATAAGACTGTCTTTTTGCATTTCGTCTAACGGCTCTTTATTTATTATATCTTTAACCACATTCAATAGAGCGTGACGATATATTTTCGGACTCTTTACGATTACTTTACTCATAGATCATGCCATATTTCGTCTAATTCATATTCACTATACACTTCATCACACTCGTCGCAATAATGTACTTTCGATATACCTACATCTGGCTCGGCTTGCTGAGTAACAATAGTGCCATCATCACACTTAGGACACATCATCTTTTTTCTCCTGGTATTTATCTTTTAAGAAGTTTTCATTCTTGTTCAAGTATTCTTCCCAATCAAAGTAGGGTTTTTGACCGTTATCTCTGCGTTCTCTGCAATTTTTATAATACATTCTTCGGACGAAGATTTGAAAGTTATTTAATCTTGGCATACCTTTCTCCATTTTGATTTAAAGGAAGGGCAAGACAGGGGGTAGTTGTTTTTATGGTATGTAGTCCTGTCTCGCCCAAAAAAAAATAAAAATTATTAATCAGTTCCACCCTTCTTAGGACGACCAACATTTACTTTCTTTGGTCGGTCAGAGTCATCGTGGTAGTATGCTTTTGGATTATTACCCGCGATCAATGCTCCGTGATAATGATTATCTTTAGGTCGTCTGAAATTAAAATTCCATTTGATGTCATCAACGAAACTTTTCAATGCAAAAAACTCTCGCATATACATATCACCATCGCACTCCAAAGCACCGTCTAAAGCGTATATTGCTTTACTGCACTTACGTCTAAACTTAGCTAATTCTTCGTTATCAAAATCAATAACGGTTCGGTCTTTCTTATAAGTAACTATTATTTTTTCGTCGTATGTCTTGTATTGCTCCATCTTCTTTTCTCCATTAATTAAAAGATACTATAAGTATACACATATAATTGGACAAATATCAAATAAAAGTTTACTATAAACAATCAATCAATTATTTAATTGGAGAATTAAATGTCAGAACTAAACAAAACTATTGAAGATATTGCAGTACCAAAAAAGATTACTGTAAAGCCAAAAAAAATCAAAATGCCTGTATCCTTTGATCCTGTTGATCTCGAATCTACAGAATTATTTTGCAGCGACCTCGAATCAATGAACAGAATGGCATACGCTTTAACTGTATTAAGAGAAAGATACCCTACCGTTTTTGAAGATGTATATAAAGAATCAGAAAGGAGACTGATAAATGACGATAGGTAAACCCATCAAGTGCTACATATTTAATCGGACTAAAGGCGGTTACATATACTTACCCTACGAAGAAACCGAGTACGATATTATTTACCAGGGCGACAAAGAAGGGTTGAGAGAAATAAGAAAATACTGGCTATCAATCGGTAAACCCATGTATGACAATAAAAAGTCATTTCAAGAAAACATGCAAACCATATATAACAGGTTTGGGTTTTGGCCAGAGCCATATTTCAATGAAGATTTGATTCAAACAGCTTTACTGGATTATACAGAGTATGACGCAGACTATTTTGAATTTGAAAAGAAACTGAATATGTTTCCACCACCAGATAAAAACGATAAGAAGAAAGTACATTTTGATGAAGACGAATTTGACGACGATCTTGATAGTATCCCATTTTAGGAGAAACAAATGAAACATCCATTAGATCAATACGAATGTGAGAAGCGCGGTAATGCGTTTATTTATACTGGTATATCAAATGAGGATTACCACTCAGATATAGGTATCAGTTCATCTTATGTGCGTAAGTTTGGTGAAAGCCAGTTACATGCGCTCGAATTAGAACAAGAAACAACAGTC